TCAAAAACCTCGTTGGTTGTAGGGTCTTGCGTTGTGTCCACCGGAACGATAGCCATAACACCATCATCAAATAGACTACCCGCAAGGTTCTGTCGAAACTGACGAGGTCCTTGGTCCATGTTTGGCTCAAGATTTAGACATTGGTTAAGCCCACTGTCCATATGATCTTGATACCGACCAAATTCATCTACTTTGACGTGATAGAACGGGATAGTGGCAACATCAATGCTGATCCGTGTGTAAATCGACCCAATAATACTTCGCTCAGAAGTAAAACGGGTCGGAAACCTATCGATTCTAGACCCGTATGACGCTGGACCAATACTCAGATTAGGAGGCTGATTAGCAGAATATCGGAAGGCGTTCCAAGCAGAACTAATTCTATCTAAGATTGCCAAACTGGTTCACCTCCTAATTGTTGATGAATCTATTGATGTTTCGAGCATTTTGACGGCGTTTAACATCAGTGTAAGAGTCTTGAATCTGGGTATTAAGCGTGTTTAGCACTTGTCGGCCCTTTGGCGAATTTAAAAATGCGCCGCCGGCAATTGTTAAAGCAGTAAACGCAGCAACAGTCCCCATCTCGCCAGTAATACGTCTAGCCACATAACCTGCGCCTCGTTTAACCGTCTTTTTCTTGTCGGTTAAACTACGCTCAGTTCTAGCTTTCTCTGCATGAGAAGACATGTCTTGGCGAGCTAAATGATGGTCGAACGCACTTTTATAACCAGGGTCTTTCTTTGATTTAGCTTCTACCGTAGCTTTGATTAACTTACGCCTAGTCCCGGCGCCTTCTCCATAAAACATCTGCGCACGAGCATGCTCTTTAGCATCTTTGCGAGCGGCACGGTCTGTTTTACTGGAAACACCAGGCGCTCGATCTTTACGGATACCCCAATGCATGCCCATAACACCGTAGTGAGCTAAGTAATCTGATTCATCGATTGAAATATCCATTTAGCCCTCCATCATTTACACTGGTTTAAACGAAAAACCCGATAAAACAGTACAGTTTTTAGCAGCAAGGTCTGTCCGCTGGGGCCAAGTAGGAACAACAACTGCGCCGTTTGCAAATATGATAATTTGCGTAGACTCTGGAGGGCTAGCAAAATCCGTCCAAATTGCCCCACGCATTAAAGTTTTATCAGGACGGTAGTCCTCAGGAAGAATAAACTGTGGAGTACCAGGAACGCCCAAAACCCAGTCCTCATTTGAGATAGCAAACACGTCTACCCAAACAATACCACTGGCATCTTTGAAATATCGAGTAGAATCAGGAAGATCCATACCAATATTGGGCGGGACTTCCCAACCCTCAAGAAGATCCGGGTATGTGTAATCCTCGTTGATGGCGTTAACAACAAGAACCGGACTACCCTCCTCGTTAAAGAACGCCTTACGTTCTGCTGTTCGATTACGATTAAGCTCTGGCTGGTTAACAATGATGGTCTGCTGAACTAACTGCTCTTCTGACATAAAGACTCCTTAAATATGGCTAATCTTAAGGAGTCTCAAGATCAGCAATGCGCTTCTCAAGCTTAGCGATGGCCTCGAGGATGGTATCGGTGTCGGCAAGAGCGCCACCAGTACCGTCAATGACGTACCCGGTAAGAGCAACATCATAAGGGGTGGTTGCAAGAACCTCGAGTTTACCAACAGCTTCATTTACCGTATCGGCTGCGGCAACTGCTGCATATGCCTCAGCGATCTCGTACCCGGTGAGAACAGTGTCCGCTCCAGTCTGCACAACCAGCGAAGAAAGATCGATCGGCTCGCCCCGAGAGTCGAAGAGAGCAATCTTTTCAATTCCCTGGTTCGGCTTAAAGCTGGCCTGATCAGTAACAATCCCCTGGGTAACTTTCTGCATCTTAATTTCCTTTCAAACGTGTGTTAGTTAAATATGGTTAGTACTTTGTAATCTTGCTTGCTCAAACAACCCTAGAACCTCTTGCGTATTACCATCAGTAATTACAGAGAATTCTTTAAATGCTCCGCTTTTCTTGTTAACTGAGAAGAACGGATCCATTTCGCTTTCTCCAGGCGAAATTCTAAACACCTGAAACAAATATAGATCCTTGTAGTCAACTGAGCATTGAATCGAGCCGCCAGGAAGGTTCTTCTGAACAACAGTTTTTGCTTCTTCTAAACTAAGCATTCCTAAGCCACCTCATAAGGAAATCTGGGTTAAGTTCAACATCGTCTAGACGAGTAAAACCGGCCTCTGCAATACGTCTTCCAAATTTTGCCGTTAATTGGTCCGGCTGGCTGTATCTAGCTCCAGATTGGGCGTCAAATATAACGGGTTTGCCATCAATGATTTCAAACGCCATACTATGACCACCGCCGCCACTCCAAGCAACCCCAACTTCACCTCTGGCTCTATCGGGTAATTTAGCTAAAGCGTCAAATATGTCTCCACTAGGAACGGACGATCGACCCAAAAAGTTTACCGGTGCAACAGATCCATCATGAAAACCCTTAGTAAATTCTGGACTGGCCTCTACCCTATCACTGAAGTCTGTATCACCAATACCAAGCTTTCGTTTACCTTTGTCTAAAAGAAACCTGGTTGAAATACCAATAATACCAGCTGGAACATTGTTTCTTCCTGGGTTGGTTGCATTGTACAACCCGCCAGTATCTTGCCCTCGAGCATTAGTGGTTCTTGTTGTGCTAACATCGTACCCTCGACGTCGCATTTCGTAAGCCATTGTTGCTCTACGACAATTCATCTTAGTGCCCGGACGACCATACCCAGGATTAATACCAGGAATAACAGTACGCTCAATCTCCCTAGCACTTAGTTGCTTACCAGAATACTTATCGGTGGGCCTAAACGGAACATCCATATCTTTTAGCACAAATCGTTTACCCATCTGTGCCAAACGACGAACATTACCGCTTTGAGTAGCAGAATATAGACCATATGCAGCTAAAGTACCACCAATAAACGCTGCGGTTTTTACTCTATGCGCTTGTTTGGCAGTTAAACGTTTTCCTTCTTGAAACCGTTGGGCATCGCCTAAGGCTTCTTTTTGACTAACCCTAGCTCTGGAGATTTCATCCTGAATACGACCTCGTTTATAGCCTCTTACGGTTCTTTTCTGTGCCTGAAGATCGATAATCTTTGTTTCTAAGCGCTCAGCCTTTTGAATATACTCTTGGGCCTTTTCTTGACTTTTCGCACGTCTAGCATCTAAATATGCATCACGACGAATACCCCAATGCATACCTTTGATACCGTAATGCTCAAGAAATGCCTCTTCAACAGCAGAAGCATCAAAAGAAATATCCGATTTCATTCAAATGCCTCCCTATTGAGCTTCCAAGCAATGTAAGCATCCATCATAGCAGAAACGTTGTCGATCTTTTCTTCTTGGCGCTTCTTAAGAAGCTTCCTATTACCGTTTGTGTCTTCAAGAGTAACCGCATTACCCATAGCAAACGCCATGAGATCCTCATCGAAGATAAGCATACGCTCTTCACTCAGGTTCTTAAGCTCTCCCAAGGGAACAGACTCAGTCTTAGACCCCTGAAGAACCTTGACTAAACCAAAAGATCCGTTTTCGGCTTCCCATCGGTTAACAAACTCTTTAGCGTTGTAGGGGTCATACCCCAAACACCTGACATCATACTCATTGTTGATGATCCAATTGTCTAAATCATCATACACTTCCATCATGTCAAGGTTAGTCCCCTCGAGAACGTGAAGACTACCTTCTGAAATGAACTCCTCATACTTGGTACGCATAGCACCCGGTAGTTTCATCAACGTCAGTGACGTAATGTAACTTCGAGTCTTTACCCCAAAGGACCCATTGGACAACGGGAACAGTAAAGTAAACGCACAGAAGTCATCACCCTGTGAAAGGTCAGCACCAAGAGCACAGGGGTTCTGCCAGAACTCGTGAGGTGGGTGAGGCAGCGTCTCTTCGTAAGTGAAGAAGTATGTGTACCCTTCCATCGGGATACCAAAACGTTTAGCGAGGATGTCATTCCTTGCGGCAGGAGCTTTCTCAGCTCGTTCGACATCTAGGTGATAGACATCATAAGTAACCGTCTTACCAAGATTCGGGTTAGCTTTAGGCCACATCTCGGGCTGTGCTACTTCATCTATATGATCGAGTTTGTAGTGCCAAATCGAGATGTGTGGAGCCTGATACTCACCCTTTAGAATGCTAGCAAGTTCCATTTTGATTGTATCGCCAGAACCATTACGAACCGTACCTTCAGAACTAATCGCAACGATGATGTAGTCTTCTTGCTTTGATGCACCCTGCTCAATTGCGCCAACAACATCCTCTCTGATGTCACCAGAGAGCCATTCGTCAATAGTAGACACCCTAGGTCGAAGACCCTGAAGTTTAGACACAGACATAGGGCGGATCTCGAGCAAAGATCCAGTAAGAAAGTTCTCAATACCCTTCTTAGTAGACGCAAGCTTGACCCGATTAACCTTGGACCCCGTCGTGTTCTGCATAGATCCTTCGGTAAGGAACTTAAACAGAGGCCCACGGTGTCTTGTAATAGCGGTCCGAAACGGTGACATTACCTCTTCGGCCTGCTTCATGGTAGGAGCAGTAGTAATCTGGTGAGTAGTCGAGGTGTCTACATTCAGGAAGTAGCTTTGTATGCAGTAAGCATACATGGACTTTGCGGCGCCTCGAGCAACAATGAGGTACTGCTTTGTGACCAAGCGCTTCTTGACAAGCTTCTTGACATACCTTCCGGTGTCCGGGTCATACACACTACGCTCTACAAAGTAGAACCAGCTTAAAAGTTGTTCTGCCCAAAGTTTGAACGTATCTAAAAGATAAAGATCAGTACCATCAGTAAGCGTTAGCTCGTTTTCGCAATACTTGATGAAACCATCAATAGCTTTATCGTCGTAATAGATGTTAGGATTAGCAATTAACTCATCTATACGATTCATTTCAGCTTCGATTTCCTTACAAACAGGAATTTCGAAGTTTAGTACTTTATCTCGGAACTCGCCATAGTGAATTGGCGTTGCGGTGTTAGATAATGCCAAAGCGAGTCCTTTCTATCTAGAAACCCTGACCATTAGCCCTTGGGTTGTCCCAAACAGTCGACTGCGCATTAGGAGTACGAGAAACAAGCATGTCCGCTACAGTAATAGTAGAGAACATGTCAAGGCGATCCGTAATAGTTACTTTTCCATTACGGAGTCGATCGTTTTGCGCATTAAGATTAGTCACTCGCTGGTTCATTTTACGGCGGAAGTCGTCTCGACCCAGAAGCGCTCGACCAACGGCGGCTTGGGCCCTGTACTTCTTACCGCTTTTCATTAACTTGATCTGATGCAAATATCGTTTGTTTCGGTCAATCGTTGCGCCTCGGGTACGACTAATCCCGGTAGTGCCCCGACCCTTACGGATACCCCAATGCATTCCCATAACACCGTAGTGCATAAGGAAGTCATCAACAGTCATACCAGTGTCAGCAAACGGCTCGTCACGGGATAAACCATGATGAGCTAGAAACTCATCAGCCGTCATAGACTGAACCTGCTCGTCAGTTAACTCCATTGAAATGTCTCCTATCGAATGTTAAACGGGTGTGGTAAAGGCGGAGGCGAAGGCGCAACGTTGTTACGTCTGGGCCAAGAAATATGAGGTAGAGTGGGCGGGTTCTTCGAATCAAACCTACTCTTAACATATGCGCCAATGGTAGCCGTTAACACAGTGGACACCACAAGGTTAACTGCTTGATTAGTATACCTAGCCACATGTTTTCGTCCAACTTTAGTGGCTTTACTCTCAGTAATCTCTCGATACTGCTGCTCAAGGCGCATCCTATTGACGGTGTCTCTAAGTTCTGCGTCAGTCATATCAGAAATAGAGCGTTGCTGAGGGTCTTTTCGAATACCCCAGTGCATTCCCTTAACCCCGTAATGGGCTAAATATGACTCTTCCAAAAGACTAGAAAGAGGAGTTTCGCCTAGTGTAATCTTACTCATACAACAGTTTCCTCCTCTGGAATAGGAATACTCTCTTCACGTTGCCACGCAATACGAGTTTCAAGCTCTTTAATCTGATTGTCCAAAGAGCTAGCAAGAAAGCCAGTACCTGGAGGATCAAAGGCTCTGCGAACAAACATGTAAATATAGGTTTTGATCCTAGTAGACCGAGGATCATCGTCTAAATAGTCAGACCAAAGCTGAGTCTCGTCTTCAACCAGAAACCCTTCCTCGGGTCCAACACCCATGTCGCCAAGTGTAGCTAACGAAGAGTTGATGTGCGCAATGACGTCTAAATCAAACGCCGTATACGAAGCATCAATACCAAGAAGCTTTTTAACGCTTTGAAGAATGCTAGTCTCTGGGGCGATTGGATCATCTGCCATTGCTTACCTCCTTATCAAATATAGCTACTTCTTGGGGAGAGCGTCAATCCTAGACTGAAGATCCTGAATCTCCGACTGAATCTCAACCAGGCGGGCCTCATCCTCAGCCTGCTGGTCATCATCAGACTTGAGGATACTCCAGAGACGACGCCAACGACGCTTGTCCCGCTTGATCTCTCGCTCCTCAATCTGAAGCATACGAATGTTGGTGCCAAAGAATGCGGCTGCTGCTTCTGCATCCATCACAAACTCTCCTTCGTTGGAATATGCTGGTCGGTGAACACTAACAATCCCAGATGACCAAGACCGGAAGTGTCGAATCACACTACCCCCGTCACGGCTTCCTGCTCCGTTAGTGTTACCTTCAATGGTGATCAAACCATCACCACGGTTTGCTTCGACAATCCCAACGTGCGACGTGCGCCCAATGAAATTGAAGAACAGAATATCGCCAGGTTCTGCGTCTCGAATGTTAACCTCTCGGCCCTGCGACCTAAACCAAGCTTCATGACTTGGGGTGTACGCAAATCGACCAATGACGTCCTTGTTACCAGACTGATCGGCGCACCAAGAGACAAACATGTCGCACCAAGGCCCTACCATACCATACCAATCGCTGTACTTCACACGGTTAGAATATGGAGGATCCTCGTGGACACCAAGCTGGCTACGTGCTACATCAAGTAGGTCCTGGATACCGCTCATAGTTGTTCACCACCGATCCTGGGTCCTGGGGCAGATGCGAAGTCTTGATCGCATCTTCATGAGACTTTGGCCCATTGTCAGTTCGCTCAAGTCGCTCAAGCTGTTCTTCGTCAGTAAGCTGTGAAATATCTTCAGTACCGTTCATACTATCCCCTTTCGGATCACCAAAGCGCTGTATCGCCAGGAACTCTCACCGCAAACATAGGTTTAGGCGGAGCTTGGCCGTAATGAATGGCGTTATGGGTTTGTTGCGTAGTCGTAATCAGAAACTCTGGGTTGAGAATCCAGTCTTCCTGGTGCACGATGTCGTCTATGTCGATAGGATTCATGTGATGAACCAAAATATCGGCATGAATCTCGTACCCAGGAACTCCTAGATCACATCCGTTGTCTCTGATAATGGCTTGCTCTCTAGCGCTTTTCCAGTCTCGAGAACGATAGAAATCTTGGTTGAGGTAGCGATCGTGTCCGAATGTGGAGCGACCTACCGTTCCCCCAAGGGACAGATACTCGAACCGTTCTAAATATGAGTCAAACTCACACAGCTCTGAGTAACATCTAGTCCGCATAGTCGCCTTCGTCTAACTCATAGTCGTCTCTACCTTGATAGGTGGTGAACGCAACAAGCGCTTCAGCGTACAGCTCTTCCATCTTCTGAGCAGATGCAATTGCATCTACCTTAGCTCGATCAAGTTCGTTGCTAGTCGCAAGACGCTCTTGCTCCAACCGTTCCCTACTAGAACCAAGCTTAAGAAAATGCGTGGTCTCTTGTGAAGTAGCGGTGCCCTCTTCGATACGACGCTCGACAAGATCCACCGCTTTTGCAATGAGTTGGTTCTCCCGCTCTTCGGGAGTCATTGCTGGCTTGCGCCCTCTTGGTTCAGAAGTTGAAGAACCCCTAGGCTTTCGTGCAGCCATAAATATCTCCTTTCAACTAACCGTGGTCCGGCGTAAGGTTACAGTTGAACCCTCGGTCCCCCCAGTTAAACGAAACTTTGTCAAACAGAACCTGACTTGGGATGGTACCCTCTAACGATCCGACAGGACCAACGGTAACGTGAGGATTGAACGGGTGCTGGCTAGCGTTCCATCTCTCAACGCTGGCCCGCATCGCTGTAAGAGCGGGAGTCTCTTCAAGAAGTAGAACATCCACTGGCTCTTCGTCTCCAAAAATATCTACACCGATGACGTCAAGCGCCAAAGGAGGAGAAGCCTTAGACAAACGAAGCGTGTCTTTGCCCAACTCGTTGTAGTCTGCTGGAGTTAGCTGGTCCATCGTACCTGCGTAAACCAAAGTCATGTGCGGTAGTTCGATACGACACCACTCTGCGTTGACCGGCAGCAGGGCGAGCATGACTGCTCTACTGAAATCTTCCATAACAGACCTCCTAAAAAGTCGAAACCGGCAAAACCTAAAGCCTTTGTTACCCCCAACGAGACCGCTGCATCCAAAAAGGCTCTTCAAAAAGTCCCCCCGGAGAATTTTTGGGGAGGTCGGCGATGCACAGGGGGGGTGGATTTTGAGGACACTCCCCCCCCTATGCATATTTCGCCATATTCAGACGTCTCTT